CAAAGCTGCGGGTCGCTTTGTGCAAAGCTTTGGCTGAAGTTTTGGATCGAATGATGGGTCCAGTACATCGTCGCGGTGCATCAGTCGCGCATTTCTGCTCTGGGTGTTTGCCTGTTCTTTCGGAAATCAGGTGAAGCGTCTCTTTTATAAATGTAATCAGCACCTTATAAAATAGTTCTTGACGCTTACCCTCACAGCAGCCTACTAAATGTGCATCATCAATAAGAACGCCCACCAACATCTGGTCGGGCGTTTTCTGTTTGGTGCTTCCATCACATCGAAGAAACTGCAGCGCGATTTGGCCTGCTGGGTTTGCGAGTATCTCATATGTTGACCATGGGCATCGACACCCGCGCGATTGAGCGTGGCCTGAACCGTTTGGCTTCATCACAGCTTCCATTTGCCATCGCACTTGGGATCAATGATGTATCGGGCCAGATCAAAGAAGCTGAGGAAACAGCTCTGGCTCGTGATCTGGACCGGCCCGTGCCGTTCACCCGGCGCGGCCTTGCCGTGGCGCGCGCCTCAAAGCGCAGGCTCACAGGCGTTGTCGGGTTCAAGCGCATTCAGGCTGCGTATCTGACCTTGCAGGCAACCGGGGGCACACGGCGGGCCAAGCGTCGCGCTATCGTGGTTCCGGTGCGCCACCGGCTCAACAAATATGGCAACATGCCGCGCAGTGCCATCAAGCGGGCACTGGCAAAGCCGGATGTGTTCTCGGGCACGGTCAAGGGGGTTTCGGGGATCTGGCAGCGCCCGAAGCGGGGCAAACGTCGCACAAAGAGCGGGCCGCGTATGGGGCCGGTCGGAACAGTTGGCAGCAAAAAAGGGCTCAAGCTCTTGGCCGCTTATGAGGCATCGGTGAAATACAGGCCGCGCCTCAGGTTCGTGCCGCGCGCGCATAGGCTGGCAAAGCGTGAGATCGCACCGGCCATTGCAAAGCGGCTGACCCAAACAGTCAAAACGGCGCGCTGAACACGCCTTATCTGCGTTGGGTCCTTCCCGGCCCCTGAGCGCATGCGGGTAATTCGCGCCGCATGCTTTTGACCTGTTTCATGATCGTGGCGGGTGCAGATTGGCGTTGATGTTGATGTTCTTGTCGCGGCATCCGCAGAGGGTAAACAATGACAGAACCGGCGACGGCGGACCCTGAACCGCTTCTGAACCGTGCGCAGATCGCAGCGATCTTCAGCGTTTCGGAAAACACAATCGACAAATGGCGCTCCAACAAGGGGATGCCGGTCGAGGTTGAGGGCGGCAATGGGGTTGCCTACGGGTTCAAGTTCTCGGCCTGCAAGGTTTGGTATGATGAAACGCAGGCGCGTGCTGCAGATGAAAAACGCGTGGCAGATGAGTTTGTTGCGCAGCAGCGCATGGCGTTTCTTGGGATCGACAAGCAGGACCAAAAAGCGGGGCTGAGCCCGGCGCAGATGCGCGAGCTGGCGCAGGCTGAATTGGTCTGGATGCAAGCGGCGGAGCGGCGGCGCGCCTTGGTGCAGGTCGATGAGATGGTCGATCTTTTGGATTTGGTTTTTACGGAAATGCGCGCCGGGCTGGATGGTCAGCCCGATTGGCTTGAGCGTGAGTTTGCCCTGAGCGGTGAGGATGTTGAACGCGTGGTTGGTTTCAATGATGATCTGTTGCGTTCGATTCAGGCCGCAATTGAGGCGGCCGCACTGCGCGAACCCCATGAGGTCGATCCGCTGGGTCAGGGGTTGCTTTGATGGTGACGATGCCGAACCGGCCTGCCGGTGACATCCCCGAATTGCCGCCGATGCCGCCGCATGCAAGTGCGTCGGCGGTGCTTGAGCAAGCGTTGCCCTCCCTTAGCCCGGCCACCCGGATGGGCGTGGTGGATGCGGCTGAGGCATACATGAAGGTCAATGCCAACGGGCGATGGGCCAGCTTTGATCGGGGCGTGACGCCCTACATGATCGAGCCTGCGGATATGACAATCTCCCGGCGGTATCGTGAGGTTATCTTTGCGGGCCCTGCTCGGGCGGGCAAAACAGTCATGCTGATGTCAACGGTTTCTCATCTGGTGATTTGTGATCCGGGCGTTTGCCAGATCGTCCATATGACCGAAGCCACGGCTGAAGCATGGGTGGACGAGGAATTGATGCCGATGATCGAAAACAGCCCTGAGATTGCCAAGCGGCAAGGGCGTGGCCGATCTGATCGTAATATTCTGAGCAAGAAATTCATCGGCGGGGCCAAGATCAGTATCGGCCCACCGACCAAGCCGTTTCTGAGCGGCAAGACAACGCGCACCGTGCTGTTCACCGATCTGGATCGTATGGCGCTCACCATTGGTAGAGAGGGCTCGCCCTTTTCGATGGGGGCCAAGCGGACAGAAACGTTGGGATCGCGCGGGATGACGGTGGCCGAAGCGTCACCTGGCCACATAATCACCGAACCGGGTTGGAAGGCCGAAACGCCGCATGAGGCTCCGCCCGTCGCGGGTGGCATCCTAGATCTTTATAATGGCGGCACGCGCGCACGCTGGTATTGGGATTGCCCGCATTGCGGCGAGGCGTTCGAGCCGCGCTTTGATCGGCTGAGCTATGACAAGGCCCTGAGCCCAGCAGAAGCAGGGGCATCGGCAGTGATGATCTGCCCGCACAATGGCTGCGTGATCGAGCATAAAGAAAAGGTTGGCCTGAACCGCTTGGGCTATTGGTTGCATGAAACGGCGGATGGCGGGCTTGCTCGGATTGAAAGTGGTGAGGTGCTCAAGTCGGAACGCGTGAGCTATTGGCTCAACGGAGCGGCTGCGACCTTTGCATCATGGGCGCGTCTGGTCAGCAAGTATGAAACGGCGCTCAGGTCATTCAAAGCCGGGGGCGATGAAAGCCCGCTGCAGGTGACGATCAACACCGATCAGGGCTTGCCTTATTTGCCCCGTGCCCTGAGCGATGAGGGCGCGCTGACGCTTGAAGATCTGCGCGCTTCTACCAAGCCGATGACGCAAGGGATTGCCCCGGAATGGGCGCGATTTGTGATCCTAACTGCGGATGTGCAGCAACACTATTTTGACGTTCAAGCGACGGCTTTTGGCGTTGATGGGCGGCGCGCGATCATTGATCGGTTCCCGATCAAGGACGTGCCCGAGGGTGCGCCGGGCGGGCCGGATCGCCTGCTTGAGCCGCATACCTATCTTGAGGATTGGGATGTTCTGTTGGGTCTGATGCAAACGGTCTATCCGGTTGAAGGCCAAGCTTACGGCCTGCGTCCGATGGCTATGGGGTGCGACTTTCACGGCAAGGCCGGTGTTTCGGATCGCGCGACGGCCTTCTGGCAGGCGCGGCGCAAAGAGGGCGCTGCGTCTAAGTGGTTTATGATCCGGGGGCATGGCGGCTTCCGGGTTGAGGGGCGGCAATGGTACCGCGCGCCCACACGTGCAAGCGATGGCGGCAAGGCGCGCGACATCAAGCTTTTGAACATCGCAACCGACAAGCACAAAGACACGACCTTTGCCGCGCTTGGGCGCACGGATGGCGGGCCGGGGTCGCTGATCCTTGGGGCGTGGATGCCAGATGATCGGCTCAAGGAATTCACTGCGGAAAAACGCGGTGACAAGGGCTGGGTCAAGCGGCCCAACATGCCGCGCAACGAAAGCATCGACCTGAGTGGGTATGCCCAAGCCATCGCTGAGCATAAGGGCATTTTAAAACTGGACCCGGCCAAGCCGAAACCTTGGGCGCTTGGCGGTTTGTCAAACCCCAACGCGGTGGCGCTCAATGCGGGCGCGGCCCCTGACAGCGCACCGCCCCCAGCCGCGCGGGTGCGAAAGCCCGCCCGGCGCATGTCTTATTTGGAGTGATCGCAATGGCCTCTTACACCTCGCAAGATCTTGCGAACATCAAACAGCTTATCAGCGGTGGGCTCAGCCAAGCGATGATCGCGGGCGAAATGGTGCAATACCGCGCCTTGCCCGAATTGCTCAAGATCAAGCGGCTCATTGAGGCCGATCTTGCCGCCTCATCGGTGCGTCCCGCTTTCCCGGTGCGCTATCCTCAAACAGATCGCGGGGTTTGATCGGATGATGCACTTTAAAAACGCCTCAATGCTTGATCGCGCCATCCTTGCGGTGTCGCCGGA